TAAAAACTCGGACAAGTTTTTAGACGGTTCTGTTATATACGTAGGAACTAGTGCAGCTGGAGGCAAACTTAACGTAATACCGGTAGGCGCTGTAGGACCAAGCGTTATAAGCGGTTTTTCTTCACCTGGATATACTGGGTCTGGAGGGACTGGTTATACATATGATGCCAATCCAGTATACGCAGGAACAATTGGCGGTAGTGGTACAGGCTTGGAAGTGGAGTATGTAACTAATACTAGCGACCAAGTTGTTAGCATTGCTTCAATACAGGTGCCTGGAAGTGGCTATTTAAATGGGGATTTGATTACTATAAATGATGGAGATCTTAATGCTGTATTTAGAATAGTAGCAGCACCTGGATTACCAACACTAGATGAATCTGTTAGTTTTATAAACGTACCTCAAGGAGAGTGGTTTCCAGTAGTTGTAGATTATGTTTTAGCTAATAACACAACTGTCACTGACTTAAGAGCTGGTAAATAATTAATACACAAGTAACTATATTATTATAAACAATTAAATTAAATCAAATGTCAAAAATTACAGAAGAGCAGTTAAAAACTGCAAGTGAAAACCAAGAGAAGCTGATAGGATTAGTAAATCAAATTGGTATGATTGAAACTCAAAAACACGCACTACTTCACCAGGTAGCAGACGTTAACAAGGAAACTGAAGAGTTCAAAGCTTTACTAGAAAAACAATATGGAGCTATTTCCATTGACTTGAAAACTGGTGAGTACACTGAGATTGAAGATGAATCTAAGCTTAAAGTAGCTGAGTAATGTCTTCAATTGTAAGAAAAATAAGTATTGGTTCAGATTACAAAAATGATGCTATGCATTATTCTGTAGGTCAACAGGTTTATGGCGGTCACGAGATCTCACATATACTTTTAGACGAATCTGATAGTTCTTACAATATTCACATCAAAAAAAATAATGAGGTAATGCCATGGAAGAAATTTAATTCTCACATGGCAATATCTGTTGAATATGATTTAGAATATTGATGAGAAGCCTTTACGATTTTATTGTTGAGCCGCTAGGCGATAAATACAGTAATAAAGTCAAGGTTGGAGATAAAGAGTTAATTGTAAATACAAAGATAGAGGATTTTAAATTTGTAAATAGATTAGCTAGAGTTTTAGAAACACCCAAGGCATTTAATACGGGTATTGAAATAGGTGATATAATTGTTATACACCAAAACGTGTTTAGAGTATTCTATGACATGAAAGGAGAAAAAAAGAAAAGCAGATCTTGGTTTAAAGATGATTTACATTTTTGTGCTATAGATCAAATTTATTTATATAAAAATAAACAAGGTTGGCATTCATTTGGTGACCGATGCTTTATAACTCCAATAAAGGACAATCAGTCTTTAACGCTAGATAAAGAGCAAAGCCTTATTGGTATATTAAAATACGGTAATAGTTCTTTAGAAGCACTCGATATTAACCCAGGAGACTTAGTAGGCTATACGCCTAACGGCGAATGGGAATTTTTAGTTGATGGCAAGCGTTTATATTGTATGAAATCTAATGATATTGTAATTAAATATGAATACCAAGGAAACGAAGTTGAATATAATCCAAGCTGGGCAAGTCGCAGTTGAGGAACTGATCAAAGTAGCTAAAGAAGCTATCGTTGATTCAGGAGATGATATCACGGCAGATAGATTAAAAAATGCTGCAGCTACAAAGAAGTTAGCTATATTTGATGCATTTGAAATACTAAATAGATTAGAAGCTGAAGAGGCATTATTAAACGAAAAACCTGCAGAAATAAAAGAAGAGAAATCTTTTAGAGGTTTTGCTGAAGGAAGATCTAAATAATGTACGAGCAAACTCTATATAAGGTTGTAAAAGACCACGTAAAACCTAAAGTTCTTAAAAGAATGAATAGGTATAAGAAATGGGAATATGGCCATAATGCTGAGCACGATTTAATAGTTATTAGTAAAACTGGTGAAATAGGTGAGATATATAAGATACAGGATCTTTTAATAGCTTTGCCTAAAGAAAAAGATACTATAGAGTTTGAAAACGACAGATGGTCTTATACTAAGTATCCAAAAGAATTAAGTAAAATTAAATCCGTGTTTGATTGGGAAGAATATCCGTTAGACTTTAAAGAAAAATGGTATGATTACATTGATAAAGAATTTACACGGCGCGAAGAAGGTTTTTGGTTCATTAACAAAGGCAAGCCTACTTATATTACTGGTACTAACTACATGTACTTGCAGTGGAGTAAGATTGATGTCGGGCAACCAGACTTTCGCGAGTCAAACAGATTATTCTACATATTCTGGGAAGCTTGTAAGGCCGACAAGCGGTCTTATGGAATGTGTTATCTTAAGAACCGTCGTAGCGGATTCTCGTTTATGTCCTCAGCTGAATCAGTTAACCTTGCAACCATATCTACGGATTCACGGTTTGGGATACTGTCCAAATCTGGTCCAGATGCAAAGAAGATGTTCACAGATAAGGTCGTACCGATTTCGGTCAACTACCCGTTCTTCTTCAAGCCGATCCAGGACGGTATGGATCGACCAAAGACCGAACTTGCCTATCGTGTCCCCGCCTCGAAATTCACCAGGCGTAAACTTGACTCGAACGAGAAGCTCCAAGAGATTACCGGTCTCGACACAACGATCGACTGGAAGAACACGGGCGACAACTCCTACGATGGAGAGAAACTAAAACTACTAGTACACGATGAAAGTGGAAAGTGGGAGAGACCTACAAATATATTAAACAACTGGCGAGTAACCAGAACTTGTTTAAGATTAGGTTCTAGAGTTATTGGTAAGTGTATGATGGGTAGTACCTCAAATGCTTTAGACAAAGGTGGTGCAAACTTTAAAAAACTTTACAATGATTCAGATGTTACACAAAGAAACGCCAATGGACAGACACGCTCAGGACTCTATTCTTTGTTCATACCTATGGAATGGAACTACGAAGGATACATTGATTCTTATGGCTTTCCTGTATTCAACACACCAAAAGAAGGAGTTGAAGACCCACACGGAACAAAAATAACACAAGGTGTAATAGATTACTGGGATAATGAAGTAGAAGGTTTAAGATCTGATCAAGATGGTTTAAACGAATTCTACAGACAATTCCCGCGCACAACTAAGCACGCGTTTAGAGATGAATCAAAACAATCTCTATTTAATTTAACAAAGATATACGAGCAAATAGATTTCAACGAAGATCTTAAAAACTCAATTAAAGTAACAAAAGGAAGTTTTCAATGGGAGAACGCTAAGCAAGATACTAAGGTGATATTTGTACCAAACAAAGATGGTAGATTTTTAGTGACCTGGGTTCCACCCGCACATCTTCAAAATAAAAGATATATAAAAAATGGTACTAATCATCCTGGCAATGAACATTGTGGAGCATTTGGCTGTGATCCATACGACATATCAGGTACTGTGGACGGTAGAGGATCCAAAGGATCTCTTCACGGTTTAACAAAGTTTTCAATGGAGGATGTACCTCCAAATATGTTTTTCTTAGAATATATAGCTCGTCCTCAGACTGCTGAGATATTCTTTGAAGACGTTCTAATGGCTTGCGTGTTTTACGGGATGCCTATATTAGCTGAGAACAATAAACCTAGACTGTTGTATCATTTTAAAAGAAGAGGTTATAGAGGTTATTCAATTAACAGGCCTGATAGAAAATATAACAAACTGTCTGTGACAGAAAGAGAGCTAGGCGGAATACCTAACTCTAGTGAAGACATAAAACAAGCACACGCCGCTGCTATAGAAACTTACATCAATGATTTTGTAGGTTTAAAAGAAACAGGTTATGGAGACACGTATTTCCAAAGAACATTAGAGGATTGGGCTAAGTTTGATATTAACAACAGAACAAAGCATGATGCGTCTATAAGTTCAGGGCTAGCTTTAATGGCTTGTAACAAACATAGATACGCACCGAATGCTCCTAGACAAAAACCACAAGCGGTAGATTTAGGTTTTAAAAAGTACGACAATAAAGGTTCAACATCAAAAATAATAAGTTAAATGGGTATATATACTAACACCAATAGCGCTTTTCCTAGTCAAGTAGTGAGCGATGCAGAGAAAGCAAGCTGGGAATACGGGACGCAAGTTGGTCAAGCTATCGAATACGAGTGGTTTGGACAAGGGCGTACTAATGGTAATAGATACTTAACTAGTTGGAATCAATTTCACCAATTAAGATTATATGCTCGAGGCGAGCAGTCAATACAAAAATACAAAGACGAGTTATCTATAAACGGTGATTTATCTTATTTAAACTTAGACTGGAAGCCTGTGCCTATTTTGTCTAAATTTGTAGACATCGTAGTAAATGGTATATCTGGAAAGTCTTATGATATTAAAGCTTACGCTCAAGATCCATCGTCAATAAAGAAAAGAACTGATTACGCTTCTATGCTTTATGAAGATATGGTGTCTAAAGAGTATTTAGATAGCTTACAGCAAACGCTTGGTATTAATTTATATCAAACACCAAATATTGATACAGTGCCTGAATCTAAAGACGAGCTCGAGCTTCATATGCAACTAAGCTATAAGCAGTCAATTGAAATAGCAGAAGAAGAAGCTATATCGTCTGTGCTTGCGCAAAACAAATACGATCTTACTAGAAAAAGGTTAAATATGGATTTAACTGTTTTAGGTATTGCATGTGCTAAGACTGGGTTTAATACAGCTGAAGGAATTACAGTTGATTATGTAGATCCAGCCTATGTGGTTTACTCTTATACTGAAGATCCTAATTTTGACGATGTATATTATGTAGGAGAAGTAAAGTCTATAACAATACCTGAGCTTAAAAAAGAATTTCCAAACATCTCAGAAGAAGAGCTTGAGAGAATTCAGAAAATGCCAGGCAATAGTCAGTATGTAACTGGTTGGGGTAATTACGACGAAAACACAGTTCAAGTTTTATACTTTGACTATAAGACATACCATAATCAAGTATTTAAAATAAAAGAAACGCCGCAAGGATTAATGAAAGCTTTAGAAAAGCCTGATTCATTTAATCCGCCAGAGAATGACAATTTTGAAAGAGTGTCAAGATCTATTGAGGTTTTATATAACGGAGCTAAGGTATTAGGCTCAAATGAAATGATAAAGTGGGAACTAGCAGAGAATATGTCTAGACCTACGGCTGATACAACTAAAGTAGAAATGAACTATGCTTTGTGTGCGCCTAGAATGTACAAAGGGCGTATTGAGTCTCTAGTAAGTAAATGTATTGGTTTTGCTGATATGATTCAGTTAACGCATTTAAAACTGCAACAAGTGTTATCTAGAATGGTACCAGATGGTGTTTACTTAGATATGGACGGGCTTGCAGAAGTTGATCTTGGTAATGGAACTAACTATAACCCGGCGGAAGCATTGAACATGTATTTCCAAACAGGTTCTATTGTTGGTCGATCACTTACTCAAGACGGTGATATGAATCCAGGTAAAGTGCCTATTCAAGAACTTAATAGCTCAAGTGGTCAAGCTAAGATAAATGCGTTGATACAAACGTATCAATATTATTTACAAATGATTCGCGACGTAACTGGGCTTAACGAAGCTAGAGACGGCACAGCTATGGATAAGAACTCATTAGTAGGGCTTCAAAAGATGGCCGCTAACGCATCCAATGTAGCGACTAGACATATCAATCAGTCTGGTCTTTATATAACTCTTAAACTAGCCGAGAACGTTGCGCTTAAAATAGCTGACGCATTAGAATTTCCACTAACTAGAAGTGCTCTACAAAATTCTATATCTACATATAACATAAAAACCTTAGATGAGATTGTAAACTTAAATCTTCACGATTTTGGTATATTCTTAGAACTAGAACCAGACGAAGAAGAGCAAGCTCAGTTAGAGGCAAATATACAAGTTGCATTACAACAAGGTGGGATTGATCTTGAAGATGCTATTGACTTAAGACAGATTAAAAATCTTAAGCTAGCAAATCAAATGCTTAAGATAAAGCGTAAAGCTAAAGCTAAGCAAGATCAAGCTAATCAACAAGCTAATATTGCGGCTCAAGGACAGTCTCAAGCAGATACTGCAGAGAAGACAGCTATGGCTGAGGTACAAAAGCAAGAGGCTATAATGGGTGCAAATGTTCAGTTTGAACAATCCAAGAATCAAATGGAAATTCAACGAATGGAAATTGCAGCTCAATTAAAAGCTCAAGAGATGCAAACTAAGTTTCAGTTTGATATGCAGCTAAAGCAACTTGAGGTTCAAAATATGCAACAAAAAGAAACTGCTATTGAAGATCGTAAAGATACTCGTAGCAAAATGGAAGCTTCGCAGCAAAGCGAGCTTATAAGTCAAAGGCAAAACGACAGTTTACCTATAGACTTTGAAAACCAACCCGATCAGGGTATGCAAGCTTTCATGTAGAAAGTAAACAATTATTTAATTATATTTTATTATGTCAGAAGAAAAAACAAATGAACCTGTTAAGCAGGAGGGTGAGTTTAAAATTAAAAAGAGAACTCCAAAAAAATTAACACCAGTAAGCGATGAGCCTATTAAAGTTAATATTAAAGAACCTTTGGTTGAATTACCGCCAGATGTTACAAAAGTAGTAATACCTAAACAAGAAAAAGATGCCATTCAAATCGGAGAAACAAAGGAAGTATCTGTGGAAGAACCATCCGGAGATAGCACAAAGGTGGGAGAATCTGTACAAGAGTCCAACACGGATGCTGAAGGGTTTTCTGCAATCAAAGAAGTAACAGAGACTGAAAAAGTTGAAGCTCAAGTAGAAAAAGCAATACAAGACGAAAGAATTCTTGGTAAAGCTTTACCTGAGAACATCGAAAAGCTAGTTTCTTTTATGGAAGACACAGGTGGGACAATAGAGGACTATACTAGGCTTAACGCCGATTACTCTCAAGTTGACGAAATTACGTTACTTAAGGAGTATTATAAAAAAGAAAAGCCTTACTTAGAAGGTGAAGACATTGATATGCTTCTAGAGGATTTTATAGTAGATGAGGACCTTGACGAAGAAAGAGATATGCGCAAAAAGAAAATTGCGTTTAAGGAAGAAGTTGCAAAAGCCAAAAGCTATTTGGAAGAGACGAAGAGTAAGTATTACGACGAGATCAAGTTGAGACCGGGTGTTACTCAAGACCAACAAAAAGCTATGGACTTTTTCAACCGATATAATAAGCAGCAGGAAACAGCTCAGCAACAACATGCACAATTTAAAGAAAATACTAAAAAGCATTTTAACGACAATTTCGAAGGTTTCGATATCAAAGTTGGTGAAAAAAGCTATAAGTATAATATTCAGAATCGTGATAAAGTTGCAGAGAGCCAATCGAATATTAACAACCTTGTCGGGAAGTTCCTAGACTCAGATGGTAATGTTAAAGACACGAAAGGTTATCACAAAGCTATGTATGCTGCTGAC